AGTGACAAGACAGGCAAGCTTGTTTGTTATGAGACTGTGAGAACAAGAGAGGATGCTTTGCGGGTAGTGAAAAGGTATGCGGCAATCAAAGGAATAACAAATGAAATCCAGGAGCAAAGCAAATGATGGACGTTCAAGATAGGCTACGGCTTGCACATGAACTGGTATGCAAGCAAGAGAACAAAAGAATGCGAGAGGTATTCAACATAAGAACCTACAAAGAGGGTGACCAATGGACAGCCCAAAGGAATAGGCAGGAGACAGGTGCAAAAGGCGGCAGGAATAACAAACTTAAAAGACTATGGGTCAAAGAAAGGAATACAAAATGAGCAAATACTTTAATACAACCAAACATAAACGAGACAAACAACGTAAAGAGAGACTAATGAATGCATTAGTATACCTAACACTAGCATTCGCAGCCATTGGTGTCATGTACACGTTTAGCTTGGCATTAACTATAGTATGGGGGTGGGTGTTATGAACCATACACTTAAACTTGAAGGGGCTTACACAGCCTTTGCTCATGCATACGTTGAGCTACCCAAAGGTATGACAGATAAGGACGTGACCCATGTCTATGACAAATATGGTACACTTTATGTTGAGCTGAGTGATGGTAGTGTACTGGAACAACTAATAAATATAGAGATGTTTGATAGTAAAAAGTTAGACTACTATAATATATACTCAAATGATATGGAGCTGTTAAATGTCTAAGGATAAAACGTTACATCAATACCATCAAGATTTAATCAAAGAGATAGATGATGCTGTATGGTTGGATAAGATGCCTACCGTAGATGATATAGAAGAAGACTATAGCTATCTTAAAGAATTAACCTATAGAACCCTTGTCAGGGACAAGCCCTAGGGTATCAACATTTTTATATCTGTCAAGAGGATAAGGAAAATAAAATAAATGGAATACAGAACGTACATAATGAGAGGCACTAAAGAACTAGAGGTGTTCGGTGATGTATACCAGGATGGCATAGGTTATTGGGATGATCATCAGTTTGTAGTTGAAAGATTGCCTGAGTTTTTTATAACAGAGGCATACAATAATGATAGTCGAAAGGCGGTGGCCTTAAAGTCATTGACATCTAAGGAGATACTGTGCATTTTAGACATGTTTACACAAGATTATTGGGATCAGATATTATGAGTAATTGGTTAAGCCACAAAGAATGTCCATACGAGGACTGCGGAAGCACCGATGCCTTCAGCTACAACCTAGAGAGTTGTTCGGGTAGGTGTCATAGCTGCGAAAGAAAATACCCAAGGACTAAGGATAAGAAGTTCGAGTGGGCATCAGAAACATACCCTGTTATGGGGCAAGAGCAAGAGAAAGACGATTGGGATATGAACCAACAGCAACAAACAAACATTAAGCCAGTGCCTACAGAGGTACTAACACCTGTCTACAGGACTGTCAGGTCTATCAGTGAGCAGACCATGAGGTACTATGGTGTCAAGACATTCCTGGATAGCAATGGCAAAGAGGTTAAGCAGGAATACCCATACCCATCAGGCGGTATCAAGACTAGGTTTTTTCCTAAAGAGTTTAGAGCTACCAACCTAAAGTCAGATGAGCTATTCGGTATGAACCTATGGAATGCAGGGTCAGGTAAGATCGTAACTGTGACAGAGGGTGAGCTAGATGCCATGTCAGCCTACCAGATGTGTAACTCAGAGAAGTATTCATCAGCCTTTGTGTCACTACCATCAGCCACCCCAAGTAATAAGCTATGGACTAAGGCAGCCGATTGGTTAGGGTCATTCAGTAAGATCATACTGTCGATAGAACATGATGAACAAGGAAATGCTGTAGCTCAACGCATAGCTAACCTATACCCTAACAAAGTTTACAGGGTGCAGCATGACAAGTACAAGGATGCCAATGAGTTCCTTGAAGCAGGGGCACGTAAGGAATTCTATAACGCATGGTTTAATGCTAAGAAGTATACCCCTGAGAACATAATCAATACATCGGATCAGTTCTTAAAGATGTACAACACGAGTGAGAGCCATGTGTATGTAGAGACAGGCGTCCAGGAGTTCGATGACCTATGTATGGGGCTTATGCAGGGGCACTTCACACTCTTCAAGGCTCAGACTGGTATAGGTAAGACAGAATTCATGAGATACCTAGAGTATCACATACTAACGAAGCATCCAGAGATAAGCATTGCAGCATGGCACATGGAAGAGACAAAACTTAGATCAATACTTGGGTTGGTGTCATACGAATTGAACCAGAACCTGACACGTAAGGATTTAATAGCACAAGACAGTGCAGAACAAAGGGTACGAGATGCTATCGTTAAGTTAACCAAAGATGAGAGACTATATCAGTTCTTTTTGAATGATGAGGACGATCCCCTTGACATACTAGGGCATATACGTTACCTATCTCAGGCTTGTGGTGTTCAGTACATATTCTTTGAACCTATACAGGACATAGCAGCCAACATGGGTGGTGATGAAAGCAAAGAGCAGTTCCTTGCTGACCTATCTGTCAGATTATCTAAGCTAGCAGCTGAACTAGGCGTAGGCATTGTAACAATCGGACATACAAATGATGATGGTGCTGTAAAGTACTGCCGTATGATAGAACAAAGAGCATCTGTTGTTGTAGAATTACAAAGAGATAAGATGTCAGAGGATATTGATGAAAGGAATACAACTAAGTTGTTAGTCACAAAGAACAGACCAGTTGGTCCAACAGGATATGCAGGTCAACTTAAATTTAACACCGATAGCTTTACCCTATCAGAAAAATATGGGGAGTATTGATGGAACAACTACTAGAGTATGATCCGTTAGTTTATACAGCAGCAGGAATATATTTCTTGGGTGTTGTCAATCACTACGTCTTGATGAACACCATACACATTATACTTGAAGCACCAAGGGATGCTAACTCTATGAGATTTAAGGCTGTCATGTGGCCTTACGAGTTAGGGTTATGCTTGTGGATGACATGGACAGATCGAGGTGATGAATGAACATACTAGCAATGGACATAGAGACAGATGCATTAGATGCTACCAAGATACATGTGATCTGTGCTCAGGATGTTGACACCAAGGAGAAGTACCAGTTCCTTAACGTATGTACCATACCTGAAGAGGCAGAGGCATTCATTAAGTTATGTAATGATACAGATAAGTTTGTCTTTCACAATGGGATAGGGTTTGATGTTAAAGTTATCAATCGTTTGGTACAACCTAACCTGATTAATCCATCGGACATCATTGATACTCTCATCATGTCACGCCTGATAGACTACAGCATCAAAGGGGGTCACAGTCTAAAGGCATGGGGTCAAAGGTTAGGTGAGTTTAAGATTGGCTTCGATCAGTTCGAGGTACTCACCCAAGAGATGATTGATTATTGTCATCAGGATGTTGAGGTTACAGTTAGACTATACAATAAGTTTAAGTCTACAATCTTTGATCCTGATCTACAGGATGCTATCAAATGTGAGCATGACATACAGATTTTATGTGAAGAGATGACAGCAGCAGGGTTTTACTTCGAGAAAGATAAGGCTGACCACCTACTAGATGAGGTTGAGTTGCGTATGGCAGAGCTAACAGACAGTTTCCAACGTGACTTCCCACCACAGCTAGAAGAAGTTAACAGGATTAAGTACAGAAAGAAACAGGATGGTACTACTATGGCAAGTGTGACAAAGGCCAGAGAGAAATACTTTAAGACAACTGTCGATTGGTCTGTTAATCCACCTGACCTAGTGTGCTACGATTGGATAGACTTTAATCCAGCATCACCTAAGATGAGAATAGAAAGACTATGGGATGCAGGGTGGCAGCCATACGAGAAAACAAAAGGACACATACAGTATGATAGAGAACAAAAACAAAGATCGTGGAGATAAGTTTGCTAGGTATGGCTGGACGTTATCTGAAGCTAACCTTGAGACACTGCCTGATGATGCACCTCCTGGTGGTAAACGTCTAGCTGAATGGCTAACACTAGAGGGTAGACGATCATCGTTGGTAGAATGGTTAGGCCACTGTGGTGATGACAACAGAATACACGGTAGGTTCTTACACCTTGGTGCATGGACAGGACGTATGGCACACATGGCTCCTAACCAAGCTAACATACCATCAGAGTTCCATGGTACACCTAAGTCAGCAGTCGAAGAGGTTAAGCACAGGTATGACGGACAGTTCCGTGCCTTGTGGGGCGTCGAGAAGGGTAACTACCTAGTGGGTACGGATGCTGAAGGCATACAGCTGCGAGTGCTTGCCCACCTAATGAAGTCAGAGGAGTACGTCGATGCTATTGTGTCAGGTAAGAAAGAGAATGAGACTGACATACACAACCTGAACAAGAAAGCACTGGGTATGTCACATGTAACAAGAGATGATGCCAAGACTTTCATATACGCATTCCTACTAGGGGCAGGTACAGGTAAGATAGCACAGATACTACGTGTAAACCAACGTGAGGCAAGCCAATGTGTCGAGAACTTTATGCAATCAATACAAGGGCTTGCAAACCTCAAGAAGAAAGTCATACCACACATAGCTAAACGAGGTTGGTTCAAGGGTATGGATGGACGTAAGGTCATAGTACCATCAGAACATAAGACACTAGCAGGTATGCTGCAGAATGGTGAGTCTGTCATCATGAAACACTCAGCACTGCAATGGGTACGTCAAGCTAAGGCTAAACACATAGACTTTAAGCTTGTCACGTGGCCTCACGATGAATGGCAGACTGAGGTGTGTGGTAATTATGCAACAGCTGAAGAGTTAGGTGCATTACAACGTCAATCTTTTGTTGACACGGGAGAGAAATTCAATATGGTCTGTCCGTTGGCAGGTTCGACAGACATCGGACGCAACTGGAGAGATACTCACTAATTTACTTGACAAACTACATCAGTTAAGTTAAGCAAATATAATAGTCAGAAGATAAGTAAAGGAAAATATTATGGCTGAGAAAAAGAAAACAAAGTACGGTGTATTCGAAGGATCACTATACTATGCTCGTTTGTTCCAGGACAACATGGACAACTCAGAGTACCATGAAACTACACAAGGTCAGTACAACACAATGTTTGTACCTAAAGACAGTGACGAAGTTAATCGTATGATTGCTATGGGTTTCCCTGAGACAGCAATGGGTAATCAAATGATTAAACCTATTGATGCAGCAGATGGTAAGATGGGTATGAAACTTAAACGCCCTAACGTACACCCATCTGGCATTGATAACTTCGGTGGTGCACCTGCTGTAACCAAGGGTACTACAAGTACACAGTGGGATTCCATTGTAGATGGTGCATTAGGTAATGGCACAACAGCTAAGGTTAAGTTGTCTATCTATGGTGAAGGATCAACAGCATCTGTACGCCTTGAGAAGATAGGTATCCTTGAGCATGTACCATACCAAGAATTAGACACAGAAGACCGTTGGTAAGGTTTCCCTCCCCGACTTGGGCATCCCTTAATTGGGGTGCTCCTTTTAATACATAAAGGATTGTACTTATGATAATAGCATGGTGGTCAGCAGGTGTAACCAGTGCAGTAGCTACAAAGTTAGCAATAGATGAGTACGGAAAAGATAATGTGCTGCCTATATACTTTCAAATAGATTCTTCTCACGAAGATAATAAAAGATTTAAAGAACAGTGTGAAGATTGGTATGGTAAAGAGATACAGGTTGAACGAGCACCTGAGAAATATAAGGATCAGTTTGATGTCATACTAAAAGATAAGTACGTCAATGGACCTGGTGGTGCTAGGTGTACGTTGGTTCTAAAGAAAAGAGTTAGACAAAGACTTGAGAAAACTTTATCTTATGACGGACAGGTGTTTGGCTTTGAGTATTCAAAGAAAGAAATTAATAGAGCTATAAGATTTAAAGAGCAATACCCTGATGCTAAACCTTTGTTCCCTTTGATACAAAATAAGATGAGCAAAGAAGAAAGTTTATTTTATTTAGAGAAGCAAGGTATTGAAAGACCTACTATGTATCACTTAGGCTATGGTAACAACAACTGTATTGGTTGCGTCAAAGGGGGTATGGGTTATTGGAACAAGATAAGAGTAGACTTCCCTGAAACCTTTGATCGTATGGCTAAAGCTGAGAGAGAAGTAGGTAACAGCTGCATTAGACATACGTTCTTAGATGAGCTAGATCCAGAGGCAGGGCGTAAACAAAAGTTTATTATGCCTGACTGTGGTAACTTCTGTGACATAGAGTTTTCTGATGTACTTCACCCAAGACTAGAGGAAGTGTACAGGAAACCAGTTCAACTGAAATTAATATAAAGGATTATATCTATGAAGATGAAACCTAAACAGGTACTGGTAGATGGTGATCCGTTTGCATACCGAGCAGCCTTCTCGTGTGAGAACGATCCTGTAGAGGATGCACTAGATAAGCTAGATGAGATACTTGAAGGTCAACTTAATGAGGTGATGTGGGACCTAGACCCTGAGCAATACTACGTATTCCTTACAGGTAAGGGTAACTTCAGATACGACTACTCGATTACTCATGAGTACAAGGGTAACAGAAAGAACGTAGAGAAACCACAACACCTACAAGCTATACGCAAACACATGATTGACAACTGGGATGCTATTGTGTCAGTAGATGAAGAGGCTGAAAAACACCAAAAAACAAACACAACCACAACACACACGACAAAAAACACACCAAAAAAAAACAAAACCAAAACAAACCACAACACAAACACCAACAACAACAACAAACAACAACAACAAAAACAACAACAACACCACCACCACCAACAACAATACCACCAACAACAACAACAAC